ATAGTCTGCCAGTTTTTATACAGAGATTTCTGTAAGACATTCGATTCAATCTTCTGCGCCCTCTGTGCGTCACTAGGTTCTACAATAACCTCTTCTGGCATTACAGCAACGTTACTTCCGACGTGTAAATCGCTAACTACAAGTACTCGCTTCACTCTTTAGCCTCTGGTTTAGTTTGTAATGCTTCGTTCTTAAACAACTTGCGGCACACCGGGCAGGTTATCCACCAACTTTTCCCGCGATACACCCAATCATGATCACATCTTGGACATTTCATACTTAATAGTTATACTTAATATTATAAATAAGTATCTATTGCCTTAACAACCTTACACCACATTACAAGACCTAACCTCGCTTCACTAAACCTCACCATAAAACATTACCCCACCGGACACCACGTGACCACGCCGGACATTAAAAACCTCACCAGACCTCACCCAACCTGACAAAAACATACATAACAAAACATGACCTCACCTTAACAACCATATCTAAATCTTAATCGCAATTATAATAAGAAATGCGACAATTATTGCGAGTTCAACATACATTATAATAGCATATTCGTTTTCCATAATCAATACTCCGTGTTAAAATATTTACTACACCAATAACAAAACGAAGTGTGTGATCTTCGTTGCCCATATTTTTGAGGTTCGTCGTTAGGGATATATACCCCCATCATATTCCCGCATATGGGACATACAACGTCGTGGGTTGCGTTTGGTTCTGATAGATACGGTAAACGGTCTAACGCACGATCTCGTATTTTATCTAGTGCGTCATCCAGAAATTTCATAGTATAGTATTATCCTTTTGACTATTTATAAGTTACTAATAAGGATAGCCCGATTCGAACGGGCGAGGCACTAAGCCACAGATTTTAAGTCTGTTGTCTTAACCGCTTGACTATATCCTTAAAAAATAGAGGATACTTATTCATCCGCGTCCTCTTGCGCGGAATAAATAATCAACTTTCGCGGATTCGCGCTCGTTAAACAGTGACGAGATGTGAGGGTTTTTGATATTGGGGTTCCCTCTCCCTCAATTACGCTTATCGTTCGTAATCTACGCCGAATACTTTTACTAATGATCAGTTAGTTTTTTCTTCGGGGAATGTGTAAGCGGTTTAGGGTTTACCGTTTCCCAGACGAGTTGTTACCCGCGCTCTTACACAAGATAGTATTAGTTATATTAGTATTTATAGTTTATTCTCCCGACCAGATTTGAACTGGTGTTTGCGGATTCAAAGTCCGCTGTGATTGACCAGACTACACTACGGGAGTAAATTTCAATTAAGAGGTAGTCGTAGTGGGATTCCGCGTTACCCACAATACTCCTAGAGTTGCGCTGGACAGGTTGCGATCCTGTGCGCTTGGTTGCTAGCTTACCTACGACAATACTATATTATCCTTAATTCTATTTATACCTATTCTTTACAAGATTAATTTTATTCTATATACGTTTAAACCACGATTTAAGATCACTTGCATCAGTACCGTCGCTACCTTCATGCAGAGATTTTAAGTCAACCGCAACCATACCTGTAGGTTTATTTATCTGATCGAAAGCCAGACTTAATCCGTCTACCATATCGTCGTGTATTCCTTTTGTCGGGAACATTGATAGTTCGTTTAAGAAATCTTTATTCCAATGTCCTCTAACCAACTTGATATTTTTATAACTAGCTGCCGAACTTACTGGTTGTGCACGAACAACTTTATCCCCTGTAGCTTTTATTCCTTTAAACGCAAACCCTTTTAATACATCCCGCGCGTAATGACTAATCACATTTACACCAGCGCTACCCGGTTCTTGTTCCATAAAGATTCTGGTTCGATACGGATCTTCTTCTGCGGCCATATGATAGATTAAATCTTCCACATCTCCCGCTGAACTTCTAGTATGCTGGACATCAACTACATAATATATCCCATCTAATTCAGCTAATAATACTCCCGCTGTCCAGTCCGGATCGTTATCTCCCGTCTTTTCAGTTGCAGCTAAATCCCACGCTCTAACTAAATTCGATTCGTGCGGGTAATCTTCAACTATCTCAAACCATTCGCGTTTAAAGAAACCTGCTGATACTGATATATCCCAATCTCCTCTTTCCATTTGCGCGCGGGTAATAGGATCTAATCGTGCTAACGATTCTAAATACGCATCGTGATCTAAATGCGGATTGTCGTAAAGTGTTGCAGGAATAAAGAACACGGTATTATCATCTGTTGTAATAAACCTGCTTTTCACCCATTCGTGTCCTACACCCCCGGGATTCGACGCCGTTCTACATCTAGGTAATATATCAGAACCTTTTGCCCTTCTTATACGTGAGAAGAGATAGGTATACTGAGATTCTTGGAACTGTGTGATTTCATCGAAGGCTACAAAATCAAACCGCGCGCCCTGATACTGATACTTCGCATTTTCATGTTCCAAATGCCCAAAAGTTAGTTTTGCACCTGAAGGAAATGTAAACAGTTTCTTCTCTTCATCCCATTTCGCTTTTCCCATCAACCAATCTTTTGCTCTATCTAATATAGCTTCTGGCAATGTGAGATCCTTATATGTCCTACGAAGGATTAATGCAGAATAGTTAGGTTCTTCACAGAACATTAACGCTGCCATTAAAAGCGCGTCTGTTTTCCCGCCGCCGCCGGCTCCGCCATATAATCCTTCCAGTTCGTCGCGTACTAAGAATCGTGCTTGTTTTTCCGTAGGTTCATGCGGAATAAAAGGATTGTCTAATACACGCGCAACAAACTGCGATTTGGATAGCATTTATGTAGACGTTGAATCTTTAAAGATTTTCTCGTATATCTTTATCCTCTGCTTTACAGGTAATATTTCCTGTGTCTTGATTGGTATATCGCCACCTTGTAATGTAACGTCCTCTTTAGTTCGATCCGAGAAGTGAAGGTACTGCTTGGAGAGCCAGACCGATGCGCTAAACGCTGTCCGTAAATCGTCGTCCTGTTGCATGATGTTCCATAACCTTCTCCTAACCGACCGTTTGGCATGAAGTAACTCTTCATCATACATTTTATTAAACTCTTCACTTCTTGATAGAGTATCATGCGACATTCTTAACGCACTCGCTATCTCTTCTTTAGTACAGTGCATACGTGCAAGTTCGCGCGCTAAGACCATATCTATCTCTTTATGTGGACGACCAACTTTCTTTTCCTTAATTTTAACCATACGCAAAACTCATTTAAAATAGATAAGTATAAATAGTATTATATTATCACTGATAGTATTTATAGTTTATGTAAACTCTTCATTGCCCTGCGCGCCATTTAAAGAAACTTTGTAATCGTGGTGAGAAATTAAAACCTTCTTTTACACATTGTTCCGCTAGTTTTTTGTGGATGGTTACTAACTCTGTTTCTGACATCTCGTAACTTGTTTTTGGCATTATATATACTCTGTTAGGTTCAATACCACATACTTCTTTAAACAGCTCTTCTGTAAACTCTGATACTACAAACTTAAAATGCGCGTTCTTGATTACTAACCATCGTTCGCTTAAATGTGTTTTGGGGGATACTGATATTGAGTTAAACATAAACGGTTTTTCAGGGACAATAATACCGTTTGTTTCTAAGTGGTGGTAGAAGTCTTTAGTTTGTGAGATTATATTATACAGTTTTAACTCTTGCAATAAGGGTTCACCACCAGTCCAGATAATATAATTATTATTGAACTTATCACGATACTCTTTTATCTTTTTTATGATATCTTCTTGTATAGTCTGTGTTCCTTCGGTCCAAGAGTATTTAGTATCACAAAATGAACATTTAAGATTGCATCCCGATAAGCGTATAAATAATGCGTGTGTACCGCAATCTTTTCCTTCTCCTTGAATAGATGTAAACACTTCACATATATTTAATGGGTTTTTATCATATGATTGTGTAAAACATCCGTTCTGTAAGGTATTTACACTCATAGACCTCCTCTTTCCCATTCTGCATATGAGTTATTCGTTTCGTATACCCGTATCTTTGAGAGTTTTGCGTTGATTGAAGTAACTGCAAGTTCCCATCTGAACCACATTACAATATTTTCAGCAGTTGGGTTAGGTATCATATCATTTAGATAATGATGATCCAACTTATCAATCATAGGATTAATAATAGTTTTCAAATCATTGAAATCTAATACCATCCCCGTTTTATTATCAATATCTCCTGTAAGTTCGATTTCAACTTTCCAGTGATGACCGTGTAAGTTCGCACATTTTCCTTCATATTCAGGAAGTTTGTGCGCCGCATCAAACTCAAAACATCTGCAAACTTTCATAGTATTTAGTATTCTTTTTATTCTTTAAATAATTTGCGTAGTTTATCCACTGTAATAAATTATGTTTTGTTCTTTCTTTGTAATCTAAGGATACTGCAATTCTTTTTGGTTGTTCAACTATCCGTTTTCCATCAAATGTGTATAGTTTTGGGGTTATAGCACCCATTTTCCAAGTTTTTGAATCAACCGAATCAAACAATACTTTATCTATATTCTCTATAGCTGAAAATCCCATCATATGCACTTTACAATCTTTAGAGTGTGCGTATCGTGTCATTGAATTGTATAAAGGGATATTTGTAACTTTATCACATTTGTTATCAGTGCCTATTGCAATATAATCATATTCTTCACACATTTGTTCCCAGTATTGTTGCCCCCTAGAATGGTGCCACACAGGAATTGTTTTTTTGTGAGTTTTCTGTTCTATAGTGTACCTAAATTCCTCTACTTTTTTAAGGGGGACTAATGAATCTAAATCCATCTCAAAGAATAAAGATATTTTGTTATCATTAATAAAAGAGATGTAATCTGTTATGTATTTATCTACATCTATTTTATCAAACCCCCCAGAACCGTATACAAAAGTAAATATCCCAGAATCTAACATAAACGACAGACAATTTTTAGATTTAATCCAATCCAGTTGCCATGGTTGGAAGTAGACAATTGATTCTAACATATGAAATTTATTATTTAAAACAGTCTCTTTTAAAAATGGTCTAAACCCAAAATCACCTACGGCAGCTAAATAAACGTCCATTAACTCACATCACAATTTATACTGTTCAATAAACTTATACTGGTTCTGCGTTATCTCGTTCAGTTCCCGAATCTCTTGTTTATTTAATGGTCGGCAATCCTCAACCACTCGCTCCAAATGCTTCCCGTGATTCTTCATACATTATGATTGTTTTCAAACTAAATAAAGATTACGTTTGTGGTTTCCATCCTTGTAATCCCCGATAATCTTCCACATAATGAAGGTACGCGTGGCAATGTACGCAAAGAACCATGATATTTTCTATAGTGTTATTTGATTTATCCCTGTCTTTATGATGTGTATCTATCCTAACCGGGGGAACCGCATTACACCACTCACAAATATCTGGTTTTAGTTCTCTTCGTATCCTTTGATACCTTATCTGGGAATCACCCCCTTTCATATGTGTGTTGATATTAATATCATGTAAGAACTGGGTTAGACATTCCGGCGAACATGTTTTCCTATTCCCGTTTTTAGTAGATAACCAATTCTCCCTAGGCCTAAATATTTTTCCACAAACGACACACGTATTATATCTTGCGTATTTTTGTAGTGCTTCTTTTCTGGTTCTAACATGTACTCCGTGCTTCCTTAATATTTTTGGCACTGTTCCGTGGGATAATCCAAACCGTTTTTCTAGTTGGTTTGTAGATATCCCGGATTCATAAAGTTTTATTATTTCTTCTTCCATCCATATACAAGTATGATGTTAGAGTATATAAACCTTTCTATCGTATCTCGTACCGTACCCTGTCCCGAAATTCTGCCCTTTTGCTCTGCCTCCAGCCGGATATGTCGGATAAATTTCTGTGGAATCTAGTACGGAACTACAATTCCAATCCAGTTACCCGACTTACACCTACCACATCGTGTGAAAAATCGTTAGGACATACAGGGTCTTTACACACAGGACACAGGATTACACTTGGTTTCGCGTCTTCCGCACACTTACATACACCAGTATCCATTTCACACATTTTCTTTAACAGATGCTTTGTGTTACATTCCGGACAACACTCATCTATCATATCTTCTTTTGAAAATAAACAAAAGCAATTATAACATTTAAATCGCTCTACCATAAAAAATCACTCTTATATATTTAATATCTCTTTACATTCTTCTTCTGTTAAAAATCTTGAATAATGACAATGATCACATATATACCTCCAATCTTCTCCAGTCCATTCATCTTGCAGGAAGTTACCACATAAAGGACAATCTGGCATTTATTCTATCACCTATACCGTAAATGGTCTGTTCATATCTTCCCAGTTATTGCGCGTCATCTTTCTTTTTAACTCTAACGCTTCTTGTATTACTTTTGGGTCAGAGGCGCGTGTAGCAAGTTTACGAAATGCAATATCTTGTTTTTCTTTTTTTGTAACTTTCTTTTTCATATCTTTTCACTCGGATATAAATTCATATCTTCTACTTCATTCATATGATGATAATATTGTCGTTTATATTCACCTATTTCTTTTGTTCCTCCGTTTCCATCTATAATATCCGATAATACAAACCTAAACTTAATGACATACGGCACATCTGTATCACACCACGGTTTTTTACTTATCGCTTCTAACGTTCTTTTATATCCTCTTAATGTATATCCCCCTTCATTATACGCGTCTTTTTCGGTCATCATTCCTAAAGGTTGTTTAAAGATACCTTCAATGTATACCGTACCAATTACATCCTCAGGAGAATAAAACATTTTGTGCGTTACATCATACGCTTTACCTATTTTTACGTGCGGAAACTTCCAGAAACGGCGTGTATATGTTTTTATTCCTTCGTGCATTGGATATATGTGATATCGTTTAAATAAAACCATTAGTGCACCTCTTCCCAGTACCCGCAAAAGGTACATACATATATTGCTTGTACTCCGTTATTACCATACTTATACTCTAAATACATATTCCATGTACACTCCGGGCAGTAGATCATACAAATAACCTCTTTTGTTCATTACCATGAATTATTTTATAATCCGGACATAATTCTACA